CCGTGCCGGTGGTGCTGGCCAGGTGTCCACCGTGGTGTCGTACCAGGCCTTCGGGCAGGCGGAACTGCTCACCGTGACGGTGATGCAGGATCAGGCCTTCGGGCTGGTGGTTTTGCTCACTTTGCCGGAAATGCAGTGCCAGGCCTTCGAGCAGTTCGACCTGCTCACCGTGCCGGCGCCGTGCCGGTCGGGATCATCGGCGGCAAGGCTGGCCAGGTGTCCACCGTGGTGTCGTACCAATCCTTCGGGCTGGTGGAGCTGCTCACCGTGACGGTGATGCAGGATCAGGCCTTCGGGCTGGTGGTTTTGCTCACCGTGCCGGTGGAGCTGGCCAGGCCTTCGGGCTGTTGGAGCTGCTCACCGTGCCGGTGGAGCTGGCCAGGCCTTCGGGCTGGTGGCGTTGCTCACCGTGCCGGTGGTGCAGTGCCAGGCCTTCGAGCAGTTCGACCTGCTCACCGTGCCGGTGGTGCTGGCCAGGTGTCCACCGTGGTGTCGTACCAATCCTTCGGGCTGGTGGCGTTGCTCACCATCAGACAGAAAAAAATGCCCGACCGAAGCCGGGCAAAAAACCCCGCCATTGCGGCGGGGTCAGGGAGGCGGTGATTATCCCTTAGTCAGTCAATAGACCGGGGCGCGGTAGCGTATCCCGGCAGCAAAGTTACGGCCTTGAACTTGATGGAGGCGAGCATCTTCGCGGCCTGGCTTGCCTCATATCCCGGATGTTCACAGGATTGGTATTCCAGGGCGTCGCATAGCCGTGCAATCTCAATCGGCGTGAATCTGTCAGGCGGTTGCGGTTCAAAGCCGCTAAAGAGGGTCTCGGCGCCTTCCTTGTACCGATAATTGACGCTTTCCACATTGGCGGCATAGAGCAGCGCGGCGGCCTGTTCGGCTTGCACGTTGCCGCCGCAACAGTAAACCTTGTGAAATTCCGCCCACGATGCAAGCGTGTTTATGTGCCGGTCTGAAACGATATACGCGCTCATGTCGTTCCCCTCAGTCGATTTGAAGCGTGCAGTCGATTTCGTCGGTATCGGCGTAAAGCTCTTTCGCCAGCCAGGAATCCCCAAAGAACTCGCAGACGCATTCCGATGTTTCGCAGACAGCGCCCTTGTGCCGGGTGTGTTCGCCCTGGTGCTGAGTTCGACCTATGGACTCGCAGATATATTTGCCGCCCTTGGTTTTGTAGAGCGTGAGTTCAGTCCAGCGGCCTACAGAACCGGAAAAACTAGAACTTGCGTTGTTTGCCGATGATGATGCACTGGCGATGATTTCGCCGGTAAAGACTAGATCGCGCTCACCGTCGCGGGTGATTGTGTACTGTTTCATGACAATTTCCTTTTCGTCCCTGGTACGGGCCAGGGTGCCCAGCGGGTAACGCCCGCGCTTGAAGCATAGTCCAGGTCATCGGCCTGTATATCGTTTTCAGCGGCATGCGGCCGATTGTCCGCGAGGTGTCATAAGCCTGTTCTATTGGCACAAATCTTGCGGGCTGCATGTTACATGCCAGAAGTTCAGCTTATAGGTTGCCGGGTCACCACGGTCATCAGCCCATCAGTTCAGCAACGACATCGGCAGCAGTCACCGGATCAGCGGCCAAGGCGGCGAACAGACGCGCCTTTTCCTCGCTATCGAAGGCGCGGTGATAGTGCATATCGGGTCGATCCACCACGCGCAGGAATGCCCGGTTTATGGCCTTATGACGCAAGCCAGGCGATAGTCGTTTGAGTGACTCAGAACAGCGCCGGCAAATTCCGAAAACGAACGGCACGCCATCAGTGACGGCGGCGAATATCTCAGCCGGTGGAGCTGGCAATCGGCAGTGTGCGCAGGACTTCATCATCGATCAGTCATGAGAAAAGCCCCAGCCGTTAGGCCAGGGCTTGGGGTGCGTCGTGCGGGTGAAAAGGATAAGCCCCGTCCGAGAGCGCATCGCCTACGTCAGCCGCCGTAGGCCGGAAGTCAACAACGCTTAGGCCCTGGTCTCAAGCGCCACGTTGATCGATCGCGTGTTGCTTGAGTTCGGCGGCGTAATCGATGCATGCAGCATCGGCATGCCATCGGCGCGGAAGATAACGCGATAGGCGTTCACGTCCTGGTCGAACCACAGATGGATTGAATGCTTGATGGTCGGATCGCCACGGCGTTTCGCAACGACATAATTGCTCAGATCAGCCAAGGTGATATCGCCCCTGGTGCCGATAGCCTTTGCCGCTTCGGTGAACAGAACAGGCCGGCCCATCAGATAACCGCCGGGTGCGCCCGTGCCGTTGTTGGCGATGTACGCGGGTGCGCCTGATTCCAGCGTGACGTTCCCAAGGTTAACCAGCGCATCAGGATTTGCAATCCATACGGCGCGCTGCTGCGAGCCGGAGAGCAGGCGGGCGTACATCTTCATGATGTTTAACGCAAGCAACGTGCCGGCGGCTTGTGAGACTTCCTTGCTGACCGAGAGCGTAGAGGCTGCATTCAGAATGCCCAGCGGCATGCCGGCGCCAGTGCCGTTCAGGATGGCATCATTCATTTTCCAGCGGATAGCTTCAGAAAAGCGCCAGATCAGCCAGTCGGCCAGGGCGGGGGCGTCCTGGTCCAATTCATCGGTGACAGGAACCAGCGCTTTCAGCCGGTGCAGGTTGAACCCGTTCTGCTTGATTTCGGGCTTTTGCTGAGCCAGCACGACGCCTTCACCTTCCCAGGCAGTGCGGATGCCGGCGGTGCCCCATACGGGCGCCTCATCGGCAGGGATTTGAATCCGATTCGAGTTGACTTCGATCTGGTGGCAGTACGCGATCAGCGATTCTTCACCATCGAGGGTTGCAAAAATCTGCTCGGCAAAATCAGCCGGGACTGCAAAGCCACCCTCACTGCCAACGGCTTCATTGGCGAAGGTGGCGGCAGCTTGCAGGCGGTTATCCATGCGTCCGGATGCGGCTGCGCGGACACTGCGGGCGAAGTCGCCCAGGTCGTTAAATTTGTTCATGTGAGGTTTCCTTTTACGGCGTTGAAAATTCGATTAACCCAGTCGCTGGCGGGTGCGGGTGCGGGTGCCAGAAACTTCAGGTCGGGGGAGAGTTGCAAAGGCTTTAGCGCGGCGATTACGGGTTTCCAGATGTCGCGCATGGGTTGCTCCAAACCATCTGGTATGACTTCCAGAAGCAGGGCTTCCAGCTTATGTCGGGCTTCGACAAGGGCCTCATCTGCGGCGTCGCAAGTGGCGCCGTTGCTGGTCGGCACGAGCCGCACGCCGGCGAAGCCGATAACCTTTTCGTTCCCCGTCCCAAATCTGGCGCGGACTCGCCCACGCATTTCCTCGATGTGTTTGATAGCCTGGTGGATGCGCGGGTCAGCGAGTTGCCGGATGCGGTTCTCTGCCTTGGTGCGTTGCCAGTCCAAATTGAACTGCAACTCGTTCAGCGGCCCGGCAATTTTTCGGATGGCGATGTTCGCGGCTTCAATCTCGCGGTCAAGTTCCTGGCGGCGGGTGACTGCGGCGAGCAGTTCGGCAGCCATCGGCGGCAGTTCTTCGGATTCGCGTCGATTGATTTCCGCCAGCTTGAGCAGTTCGGCGGCGCGATCTTCGGCACGCTGTTCGCCGGCCTTCGCGCGCAATTCATCGATCAGGCCGGATTCAAGCAGCAGGGCGGCGGATTCGGTGGTGGTGGTCATGGCCTCTCGATCAACGTTGGATTGAGGTCATGCTCCCAGAATCACACTGTCAAGTTTTACTCTGCGTGACAGTGGAGAAGATCATAAAGCCGGCGCCGGGATGTCAGCGGTTTAGCGCCTGTTGCAAAGGCATCGCGCAGGGCGGTTTGCAGGGGGGTGAGCGTGTCTTGCATGCCTTGCTGGATGCGCGGCCATGTAACGCTTTCAAAGCGGTTGACGGCCTTCGCCAGCAGTTCGGCAAGCTCCCATGCCGGCATATTGCGGCCTGCGTCGAGGATGCCAGCGGCACGCAACAAGGCGCGGTTTCGGGTGGCAATCTTGTTTGATGCTGTCAGCCGCAAGCAAACATCCAGCGGCGCATCGCCGCGCAGGTATCGCTTCAAGCCTTGGGATAGCCAAGCCAGCGCTTCGGGGTCAAGCGTGCCGCCATCGGCCAGGCGTTCGGCGATGAACAGCGGCTCATTCATCCCTTGTCCCTCGCCTTGATATGCCTCGGGCGATGCCGCGCGGCAGGGCCGGCGCGATTGCCGGCGCGATTGCGGAAGAAACTTGCTGCGCTGAATCGGGTTGCTGTTCAGAAACATCAGGTTCAGTCGTAACGGGCGCCGGATCAGCTACCCGAAAAAGATCGGTTTGGGTCAACTTGGCGCGGCGCTGATTCCACCAGACCTCGTTCATCACATGCAGCTTCAGGCTGCGCGCGGCGTGCAGGGCGTACACCTCGCAGTCCAGGGCTTCATTCCGGCGGCCGGCTTTCTGCTGCCAGACCAGCTTGCCGGCAGAGCGGCGGCTCGGGGCTTTCACTTCTGCGGTGATTTGCTCGTAGTAGTCCGGGCGCACATCGGAATAGAAGTGAATCCGGCCAGGTCCCCGTCCGGCAAGGCGGATGCGGCCGGCGCCTTCGCGGCCGCCAAGGATCAAATCCTTCGCCTTGCTGGTACCGACCGACCAGACTTTCAGGCCGTATTTGCTGGCCTTGGTCGGGGTGCGGTGGTCCATCGTCTTTGCGGTCGGTACCGAGAAGATTTCGCGCTGGCCGCCGACTTCCGAAGAACCCTTGATAGGCATCACAAAATGCTTGCCTTGGCGGTGCTTGTGGCGAACCCAGTGATAAACGTTCTCGCTGGTGTTGCCGTCGCCTGAGTCTATGGATAACGCCATCGTCCATAACTGGCCGCCTGACTCGTGCCGGAACGGCCCGAACACCACCTTGTCCAGCTCCTGCCAGATCGGGTCTGAACGATCCGTAATCTGGCCGTAAATCTCGCCCCAATACAGCAACCATGATTCCTCGCCAGGCCCCCAGGCGCGAATGATGATGGCGAAGCGGTCATGCTGCGTATCGACCCCGACCGTCACCACCAGCGCATCCATGGGCGCCTCAAGCTCGGCGTAGTCTTCGGCCCGGGCCTTCAGCGTTTCTTCATCCACCGCGCCCTTGGCGAACTCGTAGGGCAGGCCAAGGCAGGAATTGACGAACACGATCATGTCGGCGTCATCGCCCTGGTCGGCTTTGTGCTTCGCTTCAAGGTAGCGTTCGACCAGACGTTGCATGCGCGATTCATGCCAGGGCGCATACAGCTCGCTCAAGTGGCCAAAGCCGGCAACGCCACGAAATGGCGCGGTGGCTTGCCAGGTCAGGCGGCGAACGTTGGCGGTTTTCTGGGCATCATTCCAATGCGCGCCGCAACTCGGGCAGACATAGCGCGCGGTCTCCGGCATGGCGTTGCCATAGACTTCATGCCGATGTTCTTCGCTGCGGTCCCATTGCACGTTGTCCCAGGCCAGCACATGCGATTCGCCGCATGCGTGGCATGGCACGAAAAACTTTCGCTGGTCGCTGGCGCGGTAGGCGTCTTCGATGGCGCTCACATCCTTGATGGATGGCGTGCCGCCGAAGATGATCTTGCGGCGCGCGTACGTCTTTGTTCTTTCTTCGATCAACTTGATTGCATCGCCCTGGCCGCGCACGTTGGCGCTGGCGTCGTCTGGCTCCTCAACGATAACCAACGGCGCCGGGGTCGACTTCAGTTTGCTGATCGAGTTCGACCAAGCGAGCTTGAGGAAGCCGCCCGGGAAGTTCTTGAACAGTCCGCGATTGCCCGACTTGCGGGACATGCTGGTGTCCACCTTGGCGCGAAGCCGGGGCGTGGCCTCGATCATCGGGATGAACTTCTCCTGCATGTAGTCCTTCGCCGCTTCCATGGTCGGGTGCATCATCAGCATCGGGCACGGGTCCAGATCCATGCGCTTGCCGACATAGTTGTTGATGACGCCATCGGTCCAGGCCACTTGCGCGGCTTTCATCAGCAC